AAGGCTTGCCGCTCATGCCGTTGATCCTGTACTTCATAATAGCCTGAAAGAGCACGACTGCGATGCCCTTGTCCCCGTTCTTAATCTGCGGAACCTTGTATGTTACTGCCATTTCTCACCCTCCTATCTGGATATAAACACCGTCTGGTAACGCCTCCGAGAATCGAGGCCGTCCGAATCCCTGTACAGCCGCTCCGGCCTGTCCTGCGTTGGAATAATTGTACGCATGCCTTCCGACCGTGCCGCCGTTGGTCTCGACGTCGCCGTCTGGTCTTTCATAGGTGTTCGTGTTCCCCTCGATCGTGTACACGATTTTGTTCGCCCTGTCCACATCATACACGATGCCGACGTGTCCGATTCTCTGTTTCGACTGCGACCAAAAATAAATCACGTCTCCGACTTCCGGGTCGTAATGCCATCTGCCTGCATCGATATAGCATGCGGCTCCGTCTGGAGTGTATCCCGTCATGCGGTCGAGTTTGTCCTGACAGAGGAGACGTTTCGCCGCGTCTCTGCTGCCGGTTAACATGACCGCGATTCCGTCCACGAAGTATTGGCACCACTGGTCACCTGTCCATCCGACGCTTATCTGCTGAAAGATGGTATGGTTGCCGTCCCCTGCGTCAGCCGTGAACGATTCCAGGTCGGCGCTTGCGTGGTTCTTCTCCCGGTAGCCCTCGAAGCTGAGAGCCTTTTCGACAAACTGCTTTGCTGTCACTCCCATCTATCAATCACCCACTTTCAAAAAGATTCCCTCTTCCTGAGGAGCTTTCGGCCTCCACATGTATTTGAAAACAAGTTTCCCGCCCCACTCATCGACCGGAACACCAACAAAAGGCTGTGCAGACCGCAGTCTCGTCTCCGAGCCGGTGTCGTATTTGGAAATCGTCCGACCGTCTCCGCCCAGAGAATAATATGTGTGGTTGACATGCTCCGTACCTACTACGTGCGGATAGCACCACTGCACAAAACCGTGATAGCGGTAAACGTCCTCAATGTCCGTAGACTTAACGAATCCGAGTTGTCCCATGAGCATATCTATCTGGTCACAGTTCAGCGGATAGTCCACAAGTCCAAGCAGATACAGCGCACGGAGCATAAGGCCGGTACAGTCCATGCGCCCATCCTCGCCGACTGGAAAAGACCGGTCAGTTGGCGCATAGTGACAATGGTCATGAGCGTACTTGTATGCTTCCTTGACTGCTGCGTCGAGCCATGCCTGACTAATCATGTTCCCACCTCCAAGAATATCCCGTCTGCATCGGAAGGTTTCGACGTATACCCGAACGGATCTGAATGCGCATGCAGGAAGCAATAAAAGGTATACGTGGAGCCGTACCGGTTCCGTATGATGGTCTTGTCCTTGATGTATGCTGAACGGTCTCTGACTGCTCCCGTGCTTATCCATGCAATATCGCTGAAGCAGTCATGCTCGTCCACGTAGGGCGGGAGCGTGGCGTTGCCGTTGATAAGTACATCAGCAACCCAATCGACCTGCTCCTGTGTTGCGTGTCCGTTCTCCATCCAGTATTTTGCTCTGGAAAACCACCCGCTGTTTCGCACATACTCGTAAACTTCCCGTCCGTGTTTTCGGGCAAGGTTAGCCATAAGACTAGCCTCACCCTTGACCCCGGCTTCGCTCCCACCCTGTTCCTGTACGCAGAGGCGAGCGATTTGCTCAATCTGTCCTCTTGTCATCGTCTCCATCAAGTTCCTCTTTCACCTTGCCCAGTTTGCGGAGAATTGACTTCGGAAAGCCCACGCCTGCCTTGTCGAGATTTTCGAGTACGCTGATAGATTCCATAATACAGATATACAGCGAAATCCACGTAGCAAGCTTATACTGCCCGATTACGGGTACGGCCTGCTCTGCGACAAAACCGAGTACGACTATGAGCAGTTCGCCGGATTTGCGGTAAAGCCCTGCTCTCATGATGTCGCTCTTCCAACAGTTATTGATGCTTGCCTGAATCCATCCGGTCACAATGTCTGCACCTGCTCCAATCAAAGGAAGCAGGAAAATCCAGTAGATATGTGAGTATGAAAAAGTTGATAAGTCCATTATGTGAGTCCTCCTTTATGAGTCCATATCATCAGTAAAGACTGTGGAGAGTGTATCAACACCAAGCCACTGCTTAACTTCCGCGTCCGTCCACCTGCGACTGTAAATCCGGCAATCATGGATCACGCCGGACGTGACGTCAAACTCGGCACCTGTATCTGTGTGCTTCGCACCAAGATACAAACTCAAAGCGAAAGCGTCCCGGTTGGGCTGACCGGTTGTAGTGGCATGACTATACGAGGATGTTGTTTCACCGGTACTCTGCGGAGTTGCATTTTTCTTGGAGTAACTCCACCCTCTGCAAGACAGTACCTGCGTGGCTAAATTATACCTCAGCACAAACTTGAGCCTATCTCCCGCGACCGCAGGCGCGCCGGACATCATATTTTGATTTAACACGCGCCGGAATCCACGATAACCTGGATCGTATCCGAACTGATTGCCATTCGCCAGCTTGGCTCCAAGCATCCGGAGTTCGTTTGTAGATATATCATTCGGAGCTGTTATGTCTAAGGCCAGTGTGAAAGATGACGCCGCATCATACATCCACCCGGTATCAATATAATGCTGGCCATCAACGGTAAGTGCGGACGGAAGCCTATATACAAGACCGGTCGTATCATACTCATATGTAGTTACTACCGTTACTACGATATTTCCAGTTACGCTTGCAATTGTAATCGTGCCGTCAGAGTATGCTGTTGATGTAATATCTGTCCCGCCCATCGTGATATGTATGTCGGATACTGTAAATCCAGAATCAGTCGTGAGCGTTCCGGTGTAAGATGCCCCCGGAGATACATCCGAGGTATCGGACAGTGAGACGTGGTCTCCGGCCAAGGTCACGCTGTAGCTAAGTGCGGTAACGGTGGCGGTACATGTGGCAGAATAACTTCCGCACGTAGCGGTGATTGTCGCTGTACCATTCTTAAGCGGGTATACAGCCCCATCCTCAACTCTGACGATGGTTGCATCGGATACAGACCAAATGACGTCATCCGTCGTATTATCCGGAGTTACTGTTGCCACAAGGCTAATCGGATCACCAGATGTAAAAGCTATCTCTGATTTATCAAGTGTAATCCCGGTACACGAAACTGGCGTCCGCATGGCTTTTATCTGCTCGTCGCAATAAAGCGCCCTTGCTGCAATGAAAGCAGGTATCGCAGTACGTATATCAACGTTCCACTGAGGGACATAAGGTCTTGTCGAGTCAACGCCAGTCCATCGGTCTATGTCAGCCTGATAGTCGGCATCTGTGATGTGCCTCCAAAACAGATTAAACTCATTCTGGACATATTCGACACGGAATATTGTCTTTCTCAGGTCTGACCATCTATCCCACAGCTCGTCTCCGAAACATGCCTCAATGCGCTCCCACAGCAGGGATGTTTTGAGCTCATACGATTCAGGGCACGGAGACTGCGGACTGTTGTAAGACGAACCACCATTAAGCCCATTCCCCCATGTTGTATCTGCATCATATAATGTGCAATACCACTTGTTGCCGCCGTCATAAGTGACAAGCATTAAGTTGCGTCCTAGGGAATCAATTGCAAAAGCAAAGTAGCAAAAAAGGTAGTAGTCGATTGCTGACTCAACATCCAGATAATCATTGAGATTCGCCTTGAATTCTTCGTCGGTGGAATTCATGACAAAACCGATCATATTTGTGAATCCGTCAGCCACTCTTTTTGTGACTTCAACACCTTCTTCTTCTACGGTATAGCTTGCCCATGCATCCGGAACTTCGAGCTCCCAGCCATTCGTCGATGCTTGTCGGAATGCCACGCTTTGCGCTTGTTGCTGATCTCCACATACAGCGCAGTGAAGCGGATTTCCTTCTTCCATGCCGAAAAGGTCTTCGTCTTTGGGTATGTTAAAGCTGTACAGACCATGCCATTCGTCGTTGACATACACCTTGACCGGATAGCCATTAACTGCACCGAAATTCGGAGCGGCTTTCATGTGGCTTTCCGGCTCTGTGGTTCTGCTCTTGACCATCTGTCCCCACAACCTGCAGGATACGACATTCTTTGCCTGCGAGCGGTCGACCCAGTTTGCCTTGATTACCCATTTGTTTTTCTTGAGGACAAGCTCGTCAAACAGGGATACTTTATCTTTTCGCTTGTATTTCGCATCGTGGAAAAATTTGATCGTGTAGTTCTTTTTGGGATAAGTCAGGGATGACTCTCCCTGCCATTTCAGTGAGCAGTAGCCCGTCCGCTGTTCGCCTTCTTCGGAATTTTCCCACACGTATCTGTATGCTTTCGTTTCCGCATCTTTATTCGATACCGTAATATCTCCGTAGATTTTGAGCACCGGAAGCGCATGTATCTCTTCCGATGATCCAGAGGCCGCCGCAGAATTGATGGCATCAACGAGATTGAGTTTCTCTGCTGTTTGCAAATCATTCAGGTCACCAATGATCTCCCCGACCACCTTAGCATCTGCGGGGATTCCCGCTTGTGTGAGTGTGGTGTCTGTCGCTACAGCTCCATACTCCCCGCCCGCCGTCCATGCAGTGCCATTATGGTAGTACCAATTCCCGTCAGTAGACAGCACGTAAATCTGTGCTGCGTCAGTCATCTCGGACGCACTCGCCACGACTATCGGTGCACCAGATGCGACCCGCTGTATCATGCTTTCGAGGACTGCGACCCTCTCTTTAACTGTTGGTGTGATAGTATCATCTCCTTCGTCCGAATCGTCCGTGTGGATGGTTGGCAAGACCCGTACCACACACGGCGTTGTATGCCACTCGCTGACCTCTCCGCCGGAAATGTCCAGGATGCAGAGTGCGACCATGAGCGACCCGCTTTTGGCAAGGTCGGTTTGCGACAACCGCCAGTCATAGTAGTTGTGGAGTCCGTCCGTATCGTAATACGTCAGCGTCTGCGCCCTGACCTGAGACTCACCCGGCCGCTGATACATGACGCGAAGAGCGGAATGCTCATCGAGTGCGATGTCGGCAAATCCCGACATGAGCGAAAAGCGGACGATGTCGACTTCTTTGTCGTGGGCGACGAACGCCCCGGCTCCGGACGCTTTGAGAGTGCGCTGTACCTCATTGACTTCTAAGATAATCATACTCATGCCTTACACCCCCGAAACCGGATTCTCGATGTACCAAATCACATAGTTGTACCGGAAATAACCGCTTGCCTGCGACCTGTCGAGCCTTGCGTGAATACGTCTATTGCTGTCGATGTATGTTGCAATCTCCAGTACCTGATTCGTATTGTATGCACCGTTTGTGATGGATACGACAACATTATCCGTGTTGTATCCTGCCGGGATCGTCCAGAGAGTAACGTCGTTTGCGGTCGTGCCGTTCGTGACGCCGGAACCCGACTTGAGCACTGTCGGAAGTTTCGCGAGTGCGGTCTGCATCGCCACGAGCTGATTTGCGAGCCAGTCAACGTCTGCGGAGATAGACCGCTGCGCGACCTGCACATCAACATCTGACAATGATACGCCCTCGATCGTGGCGAGCGCAAAGAGGCAATCGTCCTGTGTGTCGCCTTCGTTCATATCTCCTGCCGTAATACTGGGAGCCGCCGGCGTCCCCGTTGTCGGAGTTCCTTCCACAACTACCCACGAAGCGGATTCGATACCGCTCGAATTTTTCTGCCATCTGAGCACGATAGCGTCAATCCGGCTGTATCCCTGCGTGCCGTTCGACACCTCGACAGTCTCGACCGACCCGAAAGGAATCTCGAAAGCGCAACCATGATGAAAAAGAAGCCCGTCCGCTATCGAAATCTGGTTCGACCCCGTAACCGTCGTTGTCATGCCTGCGCCGATGTTAGACGCAATCAGACTGCCATTCCCGACGATCGACCGGAAGATGTTCCGGTGCTGTGTGGACGTAAAATGGTTCTGTCCTAATTTGCCTGTTATCAGATTCATTAATTAGCCCTCCAAAGTGTACTGTTTTGTGAGCGTACCTTTTGAAATGGTATAAACAATATTCCCGACCGGAGCGGATGCCGTAAGTCCTGTGATGTAATCCCTTGTGCCTACGATGTCGCCGACCTCGATATCAATATCTAAGCCTTCCGCATCGAGTGTAAATTCCTTATGGCTTTTCAGCTTCTCCAACTGATCGCGAGCGGACTTCTCAAGCTCCGTATCATCGGAAGACGTGTTCTCGTAAAATGCGACAACCTCATCTGCTCCGGTGAAGGTCTGTGTCTGTGAGATGTTGCCGTTCGCATCCGCATAGAGATGTATAACATGCCTTTCCGAGAGATTCCCCTTGCCGCCTGCGACCAGATGATTAACGCCGTTCCGCACGTCGTCAAAAATAAAATTGATTTGCGAATCCTGGGACAGTTCCAACTCCTCTGAATAATCCACGACCGGAACCGCATAAACGTCTACCCATCCGTGTGAATTCGGAATACCGACGTTGTAGCGGATTCTCAGCCGATAGTTGACCGACTTCAGCATCTTAACGATACCGTCGTAGAGTGTGCAGTACCTGTCGAACTGCCAGTTACTTATCGTCGGCCCATCCGTCACAGGAACAGCAAGCAGACCGCCGAAAGCAGGCTCTATAAGGCTTTTCAGGATGCTGTTGACCGTTCCGCTTGCTGTTGCGTAATCGGCGTTTGTAGGCGGAATGATAACCTTATCAGACAGCATCCCGCGCCATGTTCGACCCTGTACGCAGATGCGGTCTAATTCCGTATCCGAGTAAATCTCTCCGATGATCCCGCCGATTTCCGTATCCTGCACAAAAAGTCGAGCACCAAATGCAAAATCTTCCCGCCATTCCGCTGACTGGATAGCGAGCGAGAAGTCCTTGTCATTGGAGCCGTTTATCTGTGCATCGAAATCAGGATTGACGAGACAGCGAATCTGCTCACCGTTTTTGTTTGCAAGAATCACGTCCATGCAGGTTCACTCCTCTCCTTAAAAATCAGGATATCCGCGCCGAAGCCTGACGAGCGGATGACCTGCACCTTGCCGACCGGCAGAGGGTCGAAGACCGATACGTCGAACCGCCGGGAATTGAAGACATTAACCGGAGTGCCGTTGACGAGGTATTTCGTGACCGTCCGCTCTCTGGAATCAATGATCATGTATTCCGAAGATGCTAAAGTCTGGTACACCTGATAGACATGACCGCCGATTGTGATAGCCGGATTCGTACACGGCCCGTAAATCGTCATGCGGAACTCGACCGGACAGAAGTGCTCGATATCCCAATAGAGGGAAAGCCCCGTCTCCGTCATATAGTCGAATTCATAGTCAAACTCATAGTCGAACCCGCCGGACGTTTCCCCGCCCTCGCTGACCGCTCCGAAACTTTTGAGAACTTCCTGCGACCAGAGCGGATAAGGGCAATAGAATTTGATATCGTTTAACGTCCTCGTCCCTGAGTCGTTCGAGTACGTCTTCGA